GTTTGATACTATTGTTAATAGTCCTTTTTCGAAACCAATTAGTCACTTTACAAGTTCCATTCCACCTTTTACAAGATGGATTGAATCTTTTGGAGTGAAGGTTCGTTTTCCAGATTTAAATCCGGAAACCTCACCTTTTTCGGTTAAGACAGGGGCTAATTATCATGTAGCACCATTATCGGCGGCAGCGGACCTGAAAGCTTGGATAGGTGTTCCTGTGAACCATGTCTTGAATTTTATTCAAGGCACGGGTCAAGTTACTCTGCAACGGGTATGGGCTGAGATAGTAGAGGAGGTCTCTTTTCGAGATCTTACACATATCTATCGACGTCCATACTTCCGACTCGGTAAACTGGCCATTAAACAAGAGGCCGCAGGGAAAACACGTGTCTTTGCGATCACCGATTGGTGGACTCAATGTGCATTGCGTTCTCTCCATGATCACTTGTTTCAGCTGCTCAAATCCCTTCCCACTGATGGGACTTTCGATCAAGATGCTGCAGTCGATACGTTTCGGGTGGAGTATGCAAATACTCCCCTTTATTCGTTCGATCTGTCAGCAGCTACTGATAACATTCCAGTAGTCTTGTCTGAATCTGTCTTAGCCTATTGGCTTGGACCAGAACAGGCTCGTCTATGGAAGTTATTAATAGTTGATCGGGAGTTTGATCTTCCTTATAAAGTTCCAGGGAAACCTGTCCGTTATGGACGTGGTCAACCTATAGGAACTTTATCCTCTTGGGCTATATTAGCCATTACTCACCACGCACTCGTTCAGCTTGCAGCAATGCAAGTTGGTAAATTCCCTTATCAGGGATACCGAGTGTTGGGTGATGATATTGTAATTTCTGGAACGGAAGTAGCTGAGGCATATCGCTCTATTTGCTCAGAGTATCAGATCCCAATTAATCAAAAGGGTTTCATTTCTTTACCGGAAACCGCTGTTCAAGGTAATTCCTTGTTCACGTTTGCGGCTCAGATTTGTTGGGGGAGTTACAACTTATCTCCCCTTTCCCTTAAAGATGAATTGATGATCAATTCTCTTGGGCAAAGAGTGAATGCTCTTGTGAAATTGGTAGCACGTGGTGGATTTATTGATAATATTCCGTCTATCCTTACTTCTGTTGTAAGAAGTTCGGTAGGTCGGTTATCATACGCCAGCGGTGCTTTTGCTAAGATGTCAGGAGGAATCATTCCTGATGAATTGAGGGCCCTTGTGGCGGCTCTGCTCTATCCTACAGAAGACCCGATAACTAAGGGTGTAAACCCTAGTGGTCGGTTATTCCGTTGGGACCAAGCACCTCCGTTTTGGAGAACTTTCTCTTATCTTTTCGATAAAGGGAAAACTCTTTACGGAGACCCGCTGCGGGTGACCTCAAATTGGTCGGATAAATTGCTTCTGACTTCACCGGCACGTAAGTACTGGTTAGGTCTGCTAGGAGTTTGCGAACAAACTGTGCAGAACTTCGGTCGTCGATTAG